TAACGACAAGTGTGACTTTGAGACCCGCCTAAAGTGGGCCGATGGCTTCACACGGGATGCGATACGAATTGCAAACGACCCGAAGTCCAACCGAGAGTGGGCCGAAGCAGACGAACCTTGGCAAGCGTTGGCTTGGTGCTTTGAGTGGGCTGAGTATCACACGAAACGGTCGAAAAATTTTAGGACATTCCTGCCTTGTGCGATGGATGCAACCAACAGTGGCCTTCAGCTTCTGTCATTGTTAAGTCGAGATGAGGAGGGATGCTTTGCAACCAACGTGTCACCTACTGCAACACCGCAAGACATCTACAGGTTGGTATCGGACCACACGTTGGGTAAATTAAAACAAGATGCCAAGGATGGACGCGACTACGCACGGCTTTGGGTTGAGTTTGGGATCGATAGAAAGATGTCGAAGCGACCGGTGATGTGTTACAGTTATGGCCTAACTCCTTACTCCAACAGGGATTACGTCGCTGATTGGTATGACACCACCCGAAGAGAGCGTGGGATTGACTGTGTGTTCGGTCGGAGCCACATGTATCCAGCCATTAAGTATCTAGGTGACATGCTTTGGGACAGTATCCAAACTTTGTTAACCAAACCTAAGCAAGTCATGGACTGGTTCCAAGAGGTATCTCGGTTGATGACAAAGCAGGAGCTACCGTTGACGTGGACAACACCTAGTGGGTTCCGGGTCAGTCAAGACTACCGCAAACAAGTCAGCCAGAAGGTCAAGACGTGGTTGAACGGTTCGTTAACATCGGTACGCTTTAAGGATGCTACGGACGACCTTGATCCACGTAAGCAAAGCAATGGTGTTGCACCTAACGTGGTCCACAGTCTTGATGCTGCGGGGTTGGTGTTAACTGTTAACGAAGCCCACCGCCGTGGTGTCTATGACTTTGCAATGATCCACGACAGCTTCGCCACCCACAGTAACAACTGCGAGACCCTTGCGTCATCACTACGCGACAGCTTCAGCGAGATGTTCACAAAAGATATTCTTGCAGAGTTAGCGGAAGCGTGGCAAAACGAATCATATGAGGAGCTACCAAGCCTACCTGACTACGGGACGTTTGATGTTAACACACTACGTGACTCTAAATACTTTTTCAGTTGAAGACTGAGAAAAACAAAGAAACCAAAACTATAAAGATAATGAAACAACTGACAACGCCTATAGGCACCGCGATGTATCCCAAGCTAACTCAGCCGGACACCAAGTTCAATGCTGATGGAGTGTATTCTTGTAAGCTGATCCTTTCTAAGGACGACTTCGAAACACTTGAGGCCACGATCAACCCGTGGTTCGAAAAGGAATACGAGCGATTGGTAAAGGAGAGTGGCAAGAAGAAGCTGGATCGCAGCCAGAAGCTACCGTTAAAGCTGAACGACGACAACGAGTATGAAGTCTTCGCGAAGCAAGTAGCCCAGCGAGAAACATCTAAGGGACTCATTCACTTCCAAGTCGCTCTCTTTGATTCGGCTGGAAAGAAGATTAACAACCCACCGAACATCGGAAGCGGCTCTAAGCTGCGCCTTGGAATCGAGCCATCGGCCTGGTTTAGTCCAATGATGGGAGTTGGTTACACGCTTCGTCTTAAGGCAGTCCAAGTGATCGAGCTTAAGGAGTATGAAGGTGGCTCCGGTGGCTTCTCGTTTGACGCTCAAGAAGGCGGCTTCGTGTCGGAAGACTTGGGTGACGCATTTGAAAACGACTCTAAGGATGCCTCGATTCCGTTCTAAATTCGAACAACGCTTGGCTCTTGCTATGAAAAAAGCAAGGGTCAAGTTTACATACGAGTCCATGCGGATTAAGTATGTTAAGAACCACCACTATACACCGGACTTTGTTCTTGATAATGGTGTTATCCTTGAGGCTAAAGGTCGCTTCATGTCGTCCGACCGGGCAAAGCATTTGTTAATCCAAAGGCAGTACGCAGATAACCCTCTGGATATTCGCTTCGTCTTTATGAGAGCAAGTAACACCTTAAACAAAAGGAGCAAGACAACCTATGGAGACTGGTGTGACAAGCACGGGTTTCTTTGGTGCGAGAAGTCCATACCTAGGTCGTGGTTCGATTAATGTAAAAAAGAAAAAACAAGATGTATATAGCAACCCACCAGCCGTGCGATAAGTGCGGTGCATCGGATGCGTTGTGTGTGAACGAGGACGGTTCTACCTTTTGCCATTCGTGCAATAAGTATTCACGTGCCGAGGCCACACCAACACCTCCACCCACTAATATGAAAATAACAAAACCTTTACACTCCGACTCAGACAAGTTCCTGACCGGAAGATACAGTGACATACCAGCCCGTCACATAACACTCGATACTTGTAAGCACATGCGGTATCGCATCGGAGACTACAACGGACGTGCCTGTCACATCGCTGACTACTACGACGACGACCGGAAGCTCCAAGGCCAGAAGCTACGCTTCGAAGGCAAACAGTTCATGATCCTTGGTGACATCTCGGATCGCTTCTATGGTCAACACCTACACCCTATGGGGGGAATGAAGCTTGTTGTTACCGAGGGTGAGGTCGATGCGTTAAGCGTCAGTCAGATGCAAGAGAACAAATATCCATGTGTTTCTCTTCCTACCGGTGCTGCCAGTGCCGCCAAGGTATTCAAACAGAACCTTAAGTGGCTTGATAGGTTTGACGAGGTGATCTTGATGTTTGATGAGGACGAGCCGGGAAGGAAAGCAGTAGAGGATGTTGTCGGTATACTGCCATCCGGTAAAGCTAAGGTCGCCCGGTTGCCACTCAAGGATGCGAACGAATGCCTCATTAACAAGCGAAGCCGGGATGTTATTCACGCTATCTTCCAAGCCAACTCATGGAGACCGGACGCTATCGTATCTGGAAAGGACATCCACGAACGATTAACAAATCCAAAGAACACTGAAAGCATTCCTTATCCTTGGTCCGACTTAAATAATCTTACACATGGAATTCGCAAAGGCGAGATCGTAACCTACTGTGCGGGATCGGGCATCGGCAAGTCACAGGTGTGTCGTATCATTGCTCATCACATCCTTACCACTACCGATCACAGCGTAGGTTACATAGCCTTGGAGGAATCCATTGAGCGCACAGCACTCGGTATTGTCGGCCTTGAGATGGGTAAGCTTCTTCATCTTGATCCAGAGATTAACTACGCTGACACCAACTTCGACGAAGCCTACATCAACACGGTCGGGTCTGGTCGCATGTGGTTATATGATCACTGGGGTAGTCTTGACCCTGATCGTTTGTTATCCCACATCATGCACATGGCTAAGGCTTTGGATGTCGAGTATATTGTGTTAGATCATATCTCACTGTGTATTAGTGGGTTACAGGATGGAGACGAACGCAGAATAATCGACAACGTAATGACCAAGCTTCGGTCGCTTGTTGAGGAGTGCGGTATTGCCTTGATCCTGGTGTCACACCTAAAGCGTCCATCGGAAGGTCGAGGCCACGAAGAGGGTAACAAAACTTCTCTTGCTCACCTACGTGGTTCCGCTGCGATTGCACAGCTATCCGACATGGTGATAGGCTTGGAGCGAAACCAGCAAGACCCTGAGCATAAGCATGTTACAACGGTTCGTGTGTTAAAGAATAGATTCTCAGGTGACACAGGGGTGGCAACTAACCTTGCATTTAATACTGTTACCGGACGCATGAGTGAATATACTTTTGAAGAGTTATGAAAGTCTTGGTAGCATGTGAGTTCTCTGGTGTCGTTCGCGATGCGTTCATTAAGCGTGGTCACGATGCTATAAGCTGTGACATACTTCCGAGTGAAGCTCCCGGTCCACACCACATGGGTGATGTTACTGAATTGTTAAACCAAAGATTTGATTTGATGATTGCTCACCCGCCTTGCACTTACCTAACTAACTCAGGAGTCAAGCACTTGCACACTGACATCACTCGGTGGTTTAAATTGTTTGATGCGGCGGCGTTCTTTAAGACGTTACTTAACGCTCCTAACATAACTCACATTGCTGTTGAGAATCCAATCATGCACCGCTATGCTCGCGAGATCATCGGTAGTAAGCAGTCACAGATTGTGCAGCCTTGGATGTTTGGACACACCGAAAGTAAGGCGACAGGTTTTTGGTTGAAAAATTTACCGCCACTTTTCGAAACGATGAATGTAAAGCAAGATATGTTAGCCCTTCCCAAGAACCAGACACACAAAGTCCACTACGCTTCACCCGGTAAAGATCGGTGGAAGAACAGGTCGGTCACTTGTCAAGGCATCGCGGATGCTATGGCTGAACAGTGGGGCGACTTATTAATTTAATGGCTAGGTATCCTTACTCCCTCTTCTTTTAGACGAAGTCAAACTAACTATGACAGCCGGGAATAGACCGGCACCTTTTAACATTAACAACAACTAAGAATGAAAAAACATAAGATGCTCTACTTCGACATAGAGACCAACGCTATCGACTTCTGGCCTACCCTTGCTGGCTTAAAAGATCTACACTGTATCTCCATCTACGACCCGGACGCATCCCAGATGCACTCGTTTAGTTCCAACGCTAACAACCTAGATGAAGGTGTGGCCATGTTGAATGCAAGCCATAACATCTGTGGTCACAACGCGATCAACTTTGATGCACCGGCACTCCGAAAGCTAGGCTATGAGATAACAGCACGGGTCGTTGACACCAAGGTCATGTCTCAAGTCATGCACCCCGATCTCTTTACGGAGGACTGTAGGCGAGGCGAAGAGTTCCCGAAGAACCTACGTGGACGCCACAGCTTGAAGGCGTGGGGTCTCCGCTTGGGTAACGAAAAGGATGACCACGGTGCCACCGAAGACTGGACTCAGTGGAGTCAAGAG